GCAATTCGGAGAGCCGGGCGATCTCCATGAGCATTAAGCTCCTCAAAAAATATGCGCCCCATGTGAAGTGGATCATCAGTTTTGCAGATGCCTGCTCCTGCGGGGACGGCACCATTTACCGGGCGAGCAATTTTGTCCTCACCGGGATCAAGGAGAACGAGGCCTTGTGCCTGCTGCCGGACGGCACAAAAATCCATAAGCTGACACTGGAAGCGAACCCGCTGGCACCAAGGAAGGAGCTGGGGGGACGCTCTTTTTTTGATGTGACGGACGGGAATTTCAGCTGGAGGAGGTACATGGAGGCGGCGGGAGGCACGTTGCTCTCCGGGTATCAGCTCCGATATATCTATTTCATTGACAAGGCAAAACGCAAGGATCTGACGGTGCCGGAGATTCCCTTTTCCCGGATTGATGAAATAGGGGCGGGGATGTATAAGGGCGAAAAAATGTCGCTGGCTTTACGCCATGCGGGGAAGGAGGCCGCCTATGGGGAGGGCGAAGGAGATTGTGATGAAGGTGATCCCGGCGAAGGTGGCAACGCCGTTTATGAAGGCGCACCACTACAGCGGGAAAGTAGTAAACAATAGCACGCTGCACTTCGGGGTATTCCTGGATGGGCAGCTCCATGGGGTGATGAGCTATGGGCCGAGCCTGGATAAGTCAAAGATCATCGGGCTGGTGAAGGATACCGGGTGGAATGAGTTTCTGGAACTGAACCGGATGGCCTTTGACAGCTATCTTCCCCGCAATTCGGAGAGCCGGGCGATCTCCATGAGCATTAAGCTGTTGAAAAAGTATGCGCCGCAGATTAAATGGGTGATCAGCTTTGCGGATGCCTGCTCCTGCGGGGACGGTACGATTTACCGGGCGAGCAATTTTGTGCTTACGGGGATCAAGGAAAACCTGAACCTGGCGGAGCTGCCGGACGGGAGCCGGGTGCATAAGATGACGCTGGCCAGCAACCCTACTTCCCCACGGAAGGAGCTGGGCGGGCTTACGTTCTTTGACGTGACGGGAGGCACTTACAATTTCAAAAAATATCTGGACTATGTGGGGGCAACACCGATCCCCGGCTTCCAGCTCCGGTATATCTATTTCATTGATAAAACGAAGCGGAAAGATCTGACGGTGCCGGAGATACCGTTCTCGAAGATTGATGAGATGGGGGCGGGGATGTATAAGGGCGAGAAGGTGTCGCAGGCTTCCCGCCATGTGGACGCGCCGGGGTGATCCTCCGGCTATTTTGCGCAGGTAGGTTAATGGAAGACCGTCCGCCAGCCGGTGGGAGGTGGTGGTTCGATTCCGCCTCTGCGCTTTTATGGATAATGGGTTGATATTCCAGGGTTTCCATGCCGCCGGGTGTGGGGCTTTGGGGAAGGGTTGGTGTGTATGGAGCGGTGGCAGCTGATGCAGTTCCAGAACCTGCCGCTGGATGTGAAGATCGCAAAGAGCAGGCTGCGGATTCGGGAATGGTATGAGCATTATGGCGGGCAGGTGAACGTGAGCTTTTCCGGGGGAAAGGATTCCTCGGTGCTTTTGCATCTGGTGCGCTCCCTCTATCCGGAGGTGCCTGCGGTGTTCTCGGATACGGGACTGGAATTTCCCGAGATACGGGCGTTTGTGAAGACCATACCGAACGTAGTGTGGCTCCGTCCAGAGCTTACGTTCCGGCAGGTGGTGGAGAAGCACGGGTATCCGGTGATCAGCAAGGAGCAGAGCGAGTGGATTCATAGGATACGGTGCGGGGACAAAAATGTGTTCCGGGAGAAGTTCTATGGGATCAGGCCGGATGGGCGGGAGACGCGGTTCAAGCTGGCGGAGCAGTGGCGGTATCTGGTGGACGCGCCCTTTAAGATCGGGGCGGGGTGCTGCAATGAGATGAAGAAGAAGCCGCTGAAAAAGTACGCCAGGGAAACGGGGAATTTCCCCTTTATCGGGACGATGGCCTGCGAGAGCCACCTGCGGGCGCAGCAGTGGCTGAAAACCGGGTGCAATGCCTTTGAGGCAAAGCGGCCTATCTCCACGCCGCTCTCGTTCTGGCTGGAGGAGGATATCTGGGCGTATATCCGGCGGTTCGGGGTTCCCTACAGCCCGGTGTATGATATGGGTTATGAGCGCACGGGCTGTATCTTCTGTATGTTCGGGGCGCATCTGGACGGGAGCCCCAACCGGTTCCAGCGTCTGCAGCAGACCCACCCGAAGCTGTGGCGGTACTGTATGCGGGATTGGGATGCGGGCGGCCTGGGCTTGCGCTCCGTGCTGGAATATATCGGGATTCCCTATGAATGCTGCCATATGTGATTTTCCATGGTTCCCCTTGCTTTTTGGCGGGTTTCAGGGTAATCTGCTGTCACATTTTTGCGGAAAGCGAGGGAAATTCATGGATAGGAAGTATTTGAAGGTGGGTACATATGTGCCGGGGACGGAGAAAAAAGAGACGGTGATCCAGCGGGAGTATTACCGGCAGGGGTGGATTTTCAAGGATGAGGCGGCGTTCCTTTTCCATGCGGATCAGGTCTGCTATGTGCCGGAGCTTTCGGATGAGGGATATACCCGGCAGGATTTTATGGCTCTGTGCAACGGGCAGGAGGATTTCGCTGCGGAATGCTTCCGGGCAGTGGACTGGCAGTGCCCGGAGACGTGGGTGGATGAGCAGTACCGGGAGGACGAATGGGGGTACTGTCCGGTATGTGGGAAGATATATGATATGGCCGGGGAGGCGTGCGCCTGCCCGGTATGCGGGTGGAACCCGGAGGAGGAAAAAGGCAAGTATGGAGATTCGGAAGGTGGATGCCGGGCGGCTGAACCCGGCGGCGTACAACCCGAGGCGGGACTTGAAGCCGGGGGATAAGGATTATGAGAAATTGAAACGCTCCATTGCGGAGTTTGGTTTCGTGGAGCCGGTGGTCTGGAATGAGCGCACCGGCTTTGTCGTGGGCGGACACCAGCGGCTGAAGGTGCTGCTGGATATGGGCGTTACGGAGATCGACTGCGTGGTGGTGGATATGGAGCCGGAGCGGGAGAAGGCGCTGAATGTGGCGTTGAACCGTATCCAGGGCGACTGGGATGAGGGGAAGCTGGCGGAGGTGCTGGCGGATATCGACGCCTCCGCCTTTGACGTTTCCTTTACCGGGTTTGACGCGGAGGAGATGGACGCGCTGATGAACAAGTTCTATTCTGCGGATGCCGAGGAAGACGGCTTTGACCGGGAGGCGGCTGCGGAAAAGGTGGAGGCTTCCGGCGGGGCGGTCACGGTGCCGGGGGATATCTGGCAGCTTGGCGGCCATAGGCTTCTGTGTGGGAATGGGGCGGATGCCGGGGCAATGGGGCTTCTGATGGGGAAGGAGCGGGCGGCCTGCGCAGTCTGCGCCCCTCCGGCGGTATCCATGGAGGAATATAAAAAGAGCGGCATGGAGCCCTGGATTTCCCGCATGGGGGAGGCGGTGGCATTGCTCTGCCGGTATGCGGATATCGTGTGCTGGAATGTGGACGATCTGTTCTCTACGGGCTCCCAGTACATGGAGCCGGTGGCGTTTGAGAGCATGAGGCTGTTTTCGGACTGCAATTTCCGCCCGCTGTGGATTCGGGTATGGAAGAAGCAGGGGATCATGGCCCGCGCTGGCTCGGCGCACCTTAGCAGTGCGAAGCCCCAGAGGCAGTTTGAGTATGTGGCGGCTTTCGGGGGCGGCGCGGATGAGGAGGTCAATGAGCAGGAGTATGGCTGGGTGTCGGCCTTTGCCGCCCACAGCTACCGGTTCGTGAAAAGGCTTACCAAGGAGGAGCGGCGGAAATGGGGGTATGCGGGCGTATGGGAGATCGCGTCCATGCCTGCGGGGGCGGACGGCGTACCCATGGTTCCGGTGGAATTGCCGTGGCGTTGCATGAAGATGCACTCCGATCCGGGCGGGCTGGTGCTCGACCCCTTTGCCGGGGGCGGCACGGTGCTGATCGCCGCCGAGCAGAGTGGGAGGCGGTGCTTTGCCATGGAGGGCGACCCGCTGAAATGCGATTTGATCGTGATGCGCTGGGAGCAGTTTACCGGGGAGAAGGCGGTGCGGCTCGGGGCGGCGGATGCCGGGCCGGAGAATGAGGGGGAATAGGCTTTTTATTTGCTGCGCAGGGTGGCTGGATAGCGGATTCCAGGATAGAAAATAAGGCATAATTTTTGAAAGTTGAGCTTGTCTTTTGGAATGTTCCAGGGTAATCTCTGGTCACATCAAAAAAGGAGGTCAATTTCATGACAATGTTAGAGAGAGTAGGCAGCTTCAATAACGAGTATTTCAATTCCCTGATCCGGGAGTATACGGACAAGGGGCAGAGGCCGGAGAATTTCGGAATGAGCCGGGCCATCATGGCGTATCTGGATACCAACGACAGCGGGGTTGCGGAGTTCATGGTGAATGATATGCCTTTCCTGCAGGATATGGACGGCTTCATGGAGGCGGTGGAGGCGGCGGGCATTACGGAATTTCTCCTCTGCGACAATTCTACCGGCCTTATGGAGAGCCTGCATTACCTGCTGGGGCATGGCTGGGCGGTAGGCGGAACCTGCGAGCTGGAAGCCAGCTATCATACTACCCTGCGGGGGCTTCGCATGAAAAAGGCGTAAGGCAGCAGGCGGCGGGCGGGAAAGGTTCGGGGACGGGCTTTTCCCACCTTTGGGGCTTGCAACCGCCGTATTTTCAGGGTAATCTGTCCTGACACCAATAGGAAAGGGGGGTTTGCTATGGCAATGGCTACGGATCGGGAATATGCCGACATGGTGGCGGGGCTTGCCTATATCCGCCGAACGGGGCGTTCCCTTGCCCGCCTGCCGGATCGGAGGCTTGCGGTTTCGTATGAGGATGCCGGGGACGTGGAATATGTGAACGAGTGCCTGGGTATCGTGCTGCGGGGGCTGGGCGTGGAAATGGAGGGTTCCATACCGTCCGGCTGGGAGGAATTTGGCGCGGCGCAGCGTTACCGCTGGTGTGTGGGGCTGGCATCCCGGCAGGCCGGGTGGCTCCTCTGGGGTCTGCGGCTCGGGCGGATCAGGAGACGTATGGTATCGCACAATGACTGGTGCAACGTGGACTGTGCTAAGACGCACCTGCGGGATCTGGCTTCCTGCGGGGCGAAAAGAAAGGGGCGGTTTGGATGGTATTTCCGAGGAAAGAGGTAGTCGAGGCGGTTCGCGCCCGGTATCCGGTAGGGACGAGGGTGGAGCTGGTCTCCATGGATGACCCGTATGGCAGGTTGAAGCCGGGCGACCGGGGAACCGTGAAATCCGTGGATGATACGGGGACGGTCTTTGTAAGCTGGGACTGCGGTTCGGGGCTTGGCGTGGTATACGGGGTGGACAAGATTCGTATCCTGGAAGGCGGTGATTTTGAATGAGCGGCGTTTTCCATGAGGGGCGCTGGTACGAGGGGACGGGAATGGCCTGCAGTATCTGTGGGAATCCGGTGTATGAGTCGGATAACCTGCCGGAGTATGGCTACCAGTGCTTCCACTGCGATATGGATATGTATCTTTTTGAGGCGTTTGAGCGGGACAGCGAGTACCTGCAACCGGTGATGGTGGCCCGTCCGGTGGGCGGCATCACGCTGAATGGGGGGCTGGAATATCTGCTGGATGGCGATGGGAAGCCCCGGATATTTGCCTGCCAGCGGGAGGCGGAGGATTACCTGCTGGGTCATGGGCTTACGGAGGCAGGCCTGGGAGCGGTCTATTTTGTGGAGGTGAATGGTGAGGATGACGATGAAGAATGATAGAGGCTGTGCGTTCAAGGTTGTGGATGCGGATGGGGTTCGGTATTATACCAGCCCGGAGGTTCTGGGGCTTGCGGATTTCGCACGGTCTCTGCATGAGAATGAAAGGGATGGGGGCGGGAGCCCCCTGCCGCTGGCCGGGCGGATCGCCGGGGCGGTGGAATGCCCGGAGGCGGCATGGCTGGCCATGGCGGACGATATGGAGGCAGAGAAGAAATTTTCCTGCTTTCTGATCGCGGATATCGTGGGGAATGTGCTGTGGGTGAATGAAGACCATGGGGACGGGCTGGCGCATTATGTGTTCCCGCTGAGCGCGGTGCTGGAAGCGGCGGCCATGGAGGGGGATGTCTGGGCTCTGCTTTTGGCCCGGTTCCCGAATGCAAGGATGGATGGTGTCTGATATGGGGGATTTTCGTGAGGAATATGAAAGAACTTATGCGCCTATGCGGGCGGCCATGGAGCCGGTGGCGGGGGCGGAGCATGATAGGCTGGTGGGATTATGCCAGCGGAACTGCTGGATAAAAAGGCATGGGTTGGCGTTTTCCGGCGACCCGTGCCTGGAAGCGGACAGCCCCTATACGTTCTGCCGGTTTCGGGATATTGCCATGTTGAAGTTATTTTTTGAGCATGGGAATTGGAGCATCCGGCAGGGGGTACTGTACCGGGATTTGTTTTTCTGCAACCAGGTCAACGGCGGGGACGAATGGTGGACTTGCCGGTATGACTATGGGGCGGGCGCTTATTTCCCGTTTGAGAGCGTTACGTTCCAGGCGGTGATCCGGGGCGGCAGGTTTGAAAGCCTTGTTGCGGATATGCTGGCAGCTACGGTGGAGGAATGCAAGCACCTCCGATATGCCGGAAAGGGTGCGGGGTATGAGGTTTGAGATTGGGCGGCTCTGCGCTTCGCGGCAGGTCGCGGCGGATATGTCTTCCAGGCCCCGGTTTGCGGAATTTGTAAAGTCTTGTATTGACCGGTATGTTCGCTGTGATTGGGGCGATGTGTCGGCGGCAGATGGGAAGGCCAATAGCCGGGCGGTGGAATATGGCGGGGGGCGTATCCTTGCCGCTTATCGGTATCCGGAGCGTGAGGGCTGGAAGATATGGATTCTTACGGAGGCAGACCGGAGCGTTACCACGGTTCTGTACCCGGAGGAATATTAGCGGTTGAAATTATGTTTTAATTTTCTGGGACTTTGGAAGGGGCTTCTCCTTATGGGGAGGTTCCTTTTTTGATGGGATTTTTCTGCAGGAAGGGGGCTAGTGCCGTTGCGGAAATTAAAGGAATATGTGCCGTCCCGGTTCATGGGGGAGGGGTCTTCCTATCGTGGGGAGCTGGCCGATCTGGCGGTGGCATTTATCGGGTGTTTGAAGCATACCAAGGGGGAATGGTACGGGAAAAATTTTGACCTGATTGACTGGCAGGAGCAGATCATACGGGATCTGTTCGGGATCGTGAAGCCCAACGGATACCGGCAGTTCAATACGGCGTATGTGGAGATCGCCAAGAAGCAGGGGAAGTCGGAGCTGGCGGCTGCGGTGGCTCTGCTGCTTACCTGCGGGGATATGGAATACGGCGGGGAGGTGTACGGGTGCGCTTCCGACCGGCAGCAGGCTTCCATTGTGTTTGACGTGGCCTGCGGCATGGTGGAGCAGTGCCCGGCATTGAAGTCCCGGATCAAGCCGGTGCTTTCGCAGAAGCGTCTGATCTATAAGCCGCTGAACAGCTTCTATCAGGTATTGTCGGCGGAGGCGTATACGAAGCATGGGCTGAACGTCCATGCGGTGGTGTTTGACGAGCTCCATGCCCAGCCGAACCGGCAGCTGTATGACGTGATGACCCATGGCTCCGGGGATGCCCGGAAGCAGCCGCTGTATTTCCTGATCACTACGGCGGGGAATGATACCAACTCGATCTGCTATGAGGTACACCAGAAGGCCAGGGATATTTTAGATGGGCGGAAAGTTGACCCTACTTTTTACCCGGTGATCTATGGGGCGGATGAGGGGGACGACTGGACTTCCCATGCGGTGTGGGAGAAGGCGAACCCGTCCCTTGGGATTACGGTGGATGTGGAGAAGTTGGAGGCGGCCTGCGAGAGCGCGAGGCAGAACCCGGCGGAGGAGAACCTGTTCCGGCAGCTTCGGCTGTGCCAGTGGGTGAAGCAGGCGGTGCGGTGGATGCCCATGGAGGCGTGGGACAAATGCGCCTTTGCGGTGAATGCCGAGGTGCTGGAAGGGCGGGCCTGCTACGGCGGGCTGGACTTGTCCTCCACTACGGATATCACGGCTTTTGTGCTGGTGTTCCCTCCGGAATACGAGGAGGACAAATATGTCATCCTGCCGTTCTTCTGGATACCGGAGGACAACATGGAGATCCGGGTACGGCGGGATCATGTGCCGTATGACGTGTGGGAGAAGCAGGGCTTCCTAAAAACTACCGAGGGCAATGTGGTGCATTACGGCTTTATCGAGGCGTTCATTGAAGAACTGGGCATGAAGTACAACATCCGGGAGATCGCCTTTGACCGGTGGGGAGCGACCCAGATGGTGCAGAACCTGGAGGGGCTGGGCTTTACGGTGGTTCCCTTCGGGCAGGGGTTCAAGGACATGTCGCCGCCTACAAAGGAGCTGATGCGGCTTACCTTAGACCAGAAGATCGCCCACGGCGGGAACCCGGTGCTGCGGTGGATGATGGACAATATCCATGTGAGGACTGACCCGGCGGGGAACGTGAAGCCGGATAAGGAGAAGTCTACGGAGAAGATCGACGGCGCGGTGGCGGCGGTGATGGCGTTAGACCGGGCAATCCGTGGCGGCGGGGAGCTGGGGGCTTCTATCTATGATGAAAGGGGGCTTTTGCTGTTATGAGTGTTTTGGGGCGGCTGTTCCGGGTGAGGGATAAGCCGGAAAGTCCGGGGGATATGCGCCGGGCGTGGGATATGATGGGCGGGAGCCGGTTCGGATTCTTCTTCGGCGGCTCTACCAGTGGCAAGGCGGTGAACGAGCGGACGGCCATGCAGATGACGGCGGTGTATGCCTGCGTCCGGGTGCTGTCGGAGGCGGTGGCGGGGCTGCCGCTCCATGTGTACCGGTATCGGGAGGATGGGAGCAGGGAGAAGGCTTTGAAGCATCCGCTGTATCGTCTGCTGCATGATGAGCCGAACCCGGAGATGTCTTCCTTTAATTTCCGGGAGACGCTGATGGGGCATCTGCTGTTATACGGGAATGCCTATGCGCAGATCATACGGAATGGGCGGGGCGAGGTGGTGGGGCTTTATCCTCTGATGCCCGCCAAGATGACGGTTGACCGGGACAGCAGGGGGAACCTTTACTATCTCTATTCCCGTGGCTCGGACGATGCGCCGGAGGCGGGGGAGAATGGCCAGGTGTACCTGCCGCCGGATCAGGTGCTGCATATCCCCGGCCTTGGGTATGACGGGATCGTGGGGTACTCGCCCATCGCCATGGCGAAGAACGCGGTGGGGCTGGGGATCGCCACGGAGGAATACGGGGCAAAATTCTTTGCCAATGATGCCTCGCCCAGCGGGATATTGGAGCATCCGGGGGTGTTGAAGAACCCCGATAAGGTGCGGGAAAGCTGGAATAAATTGTTCCGGGGGAGCGTCAATTCCCACCAGATCGCGGTGCTGGAGGAGGGGCTCAAATACCAGCCTAT